TACGAAATGTCTCGCAAAAAGATGGCTCAGTGGAAAAAAGAGTCTCACCTTGAGTTGACCGAAACCATGGGTTACTCCTCTTACTACATTTTAGATACCAGACTCGATATTCGAGACGAAGACGAGTTTCAAGTTGACATTCAAGACAAAAAAGGATTGAGCATGGCAGATTCACGAGCTTCTCAAAACAAGCTAGCCCGCGAGTTCGCCAAACATAATACCTCTTCCAAAAACGTACGAATCCTAATGAGAAAATTCGCTGAGGTAATCGGATAAGACGAGAATGCACGATATTAGACTTTATATGAACAGCCAAATAGATAAGATTAACACCAGAATAATAAATGCACCACGGGCATTCTCGAAGCTTAAAAAAAATGCATTTTTGGTGTTTTTTTCCTTTACATTGGGCTGCGACTGTAGTAATATATAGATACAAAATTGAGAAAGGTTAAGTTATGAATCAAATTGAAAGAAAACTAAAAATCAAGTCCAACGCAAAAATGTTGGCATCCGAGATGGGTTCAGGTGAACACTCTCGTAAATCAATCATTGCCAAAGCTCTTGAGTTAGGCATGAAAGAATCAGAAGGCTACAATGTAGTCTACAAAGAGATGACCTCCGGTTCTAAACGAGGGTACTACTCTTTTGATTCAGTTCCGGCATCAGCTCCGGTTTCTGAAACACCTGCCACTGCGATGGCAAATATTACCGCTATGAATTACCACTCAGTCCAATCGGTGACTGACGATGAAGTTTATATCCCAGCTAAAGTACCAGAGTACATCAAGTGGGGTGAGTATAACACCATCAAAAAAGTGGTAAAGTCCAAGATGTTTTACCCGATTTATATTTCCGGCCCTAGTGGAAATGGTAAGACTATGATGGTCGAACAAGTCTGCGCTGATACAGGTCGTGAATATGTCCGAGCTCAGATATCACCAGAAACGGACGAAGACGATTTAATCGGTGGCTTCAGGTTAATCAATGGTGAGACCGTTTTCCAAAAAGGCCCAGTTATCAAGGCTATGGAAAAAGGTGCCATTCTTTTGATTGACGAGATTGACCGAGCCACTAACAAGATAATGTGTTTACAAGGAGTACTTGAGGGTAACCCAGTTCTTCTGAAAAAGACTGGCGAAGTTATCACTCCTGCTGCCGGTTTCAATGTGATTGCCACAGCGAATACCAAAGGGCGAGGGTCAGATGACGGACGTTACTCTGCCGCTTCAATTATTGACGATGCGTTCCTAGAACGATTCGTGGCGGCGATTGACCAGCCTTTCCCTAATCCTCAAGTCGAAGAAAAGATTGTACTAGCTCACATGGTCAAGTACGATTCAGTCGACGAAGATTTTCTTAAAAAACTAGTCGCATGGTCAAATGTCATTCGAAAAACATTCGAAGCTGACGGAGTTGACGAAGTCGTTTCAACTCGCCGATTATGCCACATCACCAAGACTTTCAAAATCTTCGGTGACCGTATGAAGAGCATCGCTCTTTGCATCAGTCGATTCGACGAAGAAACCAAGGAAGCATTCCTTGACCTCTACTCCAAAGTTGACGAGAATGTTAACTACGGAGAAGAAGCTCCAAGTAGCGAAGTAGAATCAATGGTTGATGAATATGAGTCATTGTACAGCAAGGAGACAAGTAACTAATTTTGCGAAAGCAATAACCTAACCTAACCTCAATAAAAAAACCTCGCTCTTGTAAAAGGGAGCGAGGAATCTTTATAAATAAAAAAGGAAAACTAAATTATGCAATTAAGTGAAAAGACAATTGAAGTATTAAAGAACTTCGCAAATATCAATCCGAACTTAGTCGTTTCGGCCGGGTCAAATCTCAAGACAATCAGTGAAGCAAAGAATATTATGGCTTCTGCAGACGTTGACGAGACATTTGAGAATGGGTTTGGTATTTACGATTTAAACGAGTTTCTCTCAGCTTTTAATCTGATTGAATCTCCAACCTTAGAGTTTACCGATAATGCGGTAAAGATTAAAGGAGCCGCCTCTCAAGTAGAATATCGATTTGCTAATGTTGAGATATTAACTCAACCCGCTAAATCAGTAACTATGCCAGATGTAGATTTGAGTGTAACAATATCAGCAGAAGATATTTCACAAATCAAACGAGCAGCTGGAGCATTAGGACACCCTGTACTTTCTATCTCTAGTGATGATGGAGTTAATCTTATAGTAAAGGTATGTGACCCTAATAATCCTACCGCAAATACATGGAGCAAAACTATTGCTAATGATAGATACGGAAACTTTGATTATCAATTTTTAATTTCTAACTTAAAGTTGTTACCAGGTGATTATACAGTTAACATCTCTAACAAACTTATTTCAAGTTGGAAAAGTCCAGTAGTTGAATATTGGATAGCGCTAGAAAAAACATCAACCATACAGGAATAGAATAACTATGGCAGAAGAAGAAACATATAATGCTCAGGCCCCCGCTGAAGGCGGTGCAGGTCCAGCACCAGAAGTAAACTTAGGAGACTTTTCAGTAATGGTGGCCATTATTGATACCGTTGCAAAACGGGGAGCCTTCGAAGGTCAAGAGTTGCAAGATGTTGGAACTCTTAGAACACGTTTAGTCACTTTCATTGACTATCATCAGCCACGTGATGAAGCTGGTAATCCGGCTAACGGACCAGAAGTTGCGGGTTCTGAATCAGAACCAGAGACTCTGAATATCGACGAAGCGGAAGAACTTGTTGAAAGTTAGTACGCTTAGACTCCCTGTGGTGCGGAGGGTGAACAGGCACCATTAATTTTTAAAGTGAGATTTATATTATGGATAATTTTTTATGGGTTGAAAAGTATCGACCAAAGACCGTACAGGATTGTATCTTACCACCAGGTCTAAAAGCAATCTTTTCTAAAGTTGTTGAAACGGGTGAGATACCTAATTTAATTTTAAGTGGTACTTCTGGTTTAGGAAAGACCACAATTGCTCGAGCACTATGTAGTGAACTCGACCTTGATGTCCTACAAATCAATGCATCAGAAGAAAGTGGTATTGATACGCTCCGTTCGAAGATTAAACAATTTGCGTCTTCTGTATCATTGCATAGTGGGAAACATAAAGTAGTATTATTAGATGAAGCAGACTACTTGAATGCACAATCAACTCAACCTGCGCTTCGAGCTTTTATCGAAGAGTTCAGTGCTAGTTGTAGATTCATTCTAACATGTAATTTTAAGAATAGAATCATTGAGCCACTTCATTCAAGATGTTCTGTCATTGAATTTAATACAAACAAGACTGAACTTTCTAAACTATGTGTTGAATTTTTAGAAAGACTTGAACATATTCTTACAACAGAAAAGGTTTCATATAACAAAAAGGTTATAGCTGAACTGATTATGAAGTATGCACCAGATTGGCGAAGAGTTTTGAATGAATGTCAAAAGTTCTCCTCAACCGGTGAATTGGAAAGTGATGTTCTAGTAACTCTTAACAATAAAAAGATTTCAGAACTTGCAACATACATTAAAGAAAAGAACTTTAGAGATATGAGAAAGTGGGTGGCTCTTAATAGTGACATCGACTCTTCCGTAATCTTTCGTGGAATATATGACTCGATGTATGAGCATATTGAAGGTAACTCTATTCCACAGGCGGTGATTATTCTTGGTGAATATCAATATAAAGCAGCTTTTGTAGCTGATAAAGAATTGAACATGGTTGCATGTTTAACAGAACTTATGGGAAGTACAACTTGGAAGTAATATGATATCAATAGAATTTACAATAGCATTGTTTGTAGCATTAGGAGTTTTAATTTGTTATCTAATGACTCTAGGCAAATGATTTTAAAGGTTATAGTATGGAGAGTTCTCTCAATCATTATTTGTATTCTTATGGCCAGACTCTGGTTTGGTGATTGGCATGCAACATGGTTCGGACTTTTTATATCTATATTAATGACAATAATACACTATATATTTGAGAAGCTATGGGAAAAGGAATGACACCAAAGAAAGGCTATGACGATAAAAAGTTCAAAGCCAATTATGACGACATCGATTGGTCTGGTGTTCGAAAGAACAAAGACGGATTGATGGGTTCAAAGACTCGTGTACATAAAGACACGAAACAAGATAAACTTGACAAGATACACAAGAAAGAAATAGATGAGTCCATTTGATTATTTAAATTCTATTAACACTGGTAAAGGTAATTTAGATACATCTGATTATGTACCCTTTATGGTTAATCGAGGTTTGTCTTATCACCAAGACACAACACTTCTTGCTAATGAAATGAATAGGTACCCCGATATTGACCATAAGTTACAATATGATTTTTTTAAGAACTCTGTTCGTCCTAGAAAAAGATATGCTAAATGGCAAAAGGCAGAAAAGCTGCATAAAGATATAGATATAATTAAGACTGCTTATAACTATTCTCGTGAAAAAGCAGAGGCAGCTTATAACATTTTAACAAAAGAACAACTAAAAGAATTGAGAAAAATATGGAGTATAAAATCCTCGTAGTAATAGCAAATATTCTCTGTGTTGTGGGTGGATATCTTCTTGGTAGAGATAGTGGAAGAAAAGCTACCCTAGTAGCATTGGACTCAGTATTAGAAAGAATCATTGATGATGTTGAGCATGGTAGGTCATTAGACTGGGCTCGTGAAGAATCAAAGAATTATAAATAATATTTTGAGTTAAATAATGAACACACATGACGACATCGTAAAATGGGAACCGGCAGATATGCTGGAGGTTTCTTTAAGAGAACCCGACGACTTTTTAAAGATAAAAGAGACACTTACACGAATAGGTGTATCATCTAAACGAGATGAAAATACTCTTTTCCAATCTTGCCACATTCTTCACAAACAAGGAAGGTACTTTATTGTTCACTTTAAAGAACTTTTCCTATTAGATGGTAAACCATCAAACTTAACTGAAAACGATGTTGAGAGAAGAAATACTATTACTGACCTTTTAAGTGATTGGGGTCTACTTGATATTATTGAAGAAGATAAAATTAAAGGTAGATTTGCACCACTTAAACAAATTAAAATTATTTCACACAAAGAAAAAAGAAACTGGAATTTAGAGTCTAAATACTCTATTGGAAATATAAAGAAAGCATAATATGGAAAACCTATTAAAACTAACAAAAAAGAAATTAGAAGCATTGGGTCGTGAACACGGAATAGAGTTAGACCGACGCAAATCTAAAGCGGCTTTAGTTGAAGAGCTAGAAGATTATCTATGTAAATGTGGTAAGACACAAGATGAAACTGGATGTTGTGATGGTTCACACACTAAAGAGACTTCAGAAAAAGTGGAAGAAACGCTTAAGTTTATTCCAGGTACTCCACCACAAATGTGGAATTATAATTATACACAAATTTTGAATGCAGAATTTGAGACTGAAGCAGAAGCTCGTCTTAAGGCTAAAGAATTTCGTGGACTAGCTAAGAAAATAAAGCAAAAGTGGGTAGTAGTTAAGTAATGGCTCAAGCATCAGCTCAACATATATTGGTGTCGACTGAAGAAATGTGTAATCAGTTAATCGAAAAGATTAAAGGTGGAACATCTCTTTCAGAACTGGCAAAAGAATATTCACAATGCGGAAGTAGCGCTCGAGGTGGAGATTTAGGAACATTTGGTCCCGGCCAGATGGTACCAGAATTTGATAAAGTTATCTGGTCAGCTCCAGTAGGAGAAGTTCAAGGACCTGTAAAAACTGACTTTGGTTATCATTTAATTATGGTAAATAGCCGAAATTAATACACTTAGTTGTATAAATAGATTTGATAACGCTCATGGTGAGGTTATCATAACAACAATAACTCGCATAAAGATTGGAGAAAAGTATGACACTTAATTCTATACTGGCGCAATTTGACGCCATTCACAACCACCCTGGTTTCCTAGGGTTCGAACCGTTCCTAGAAAGAGTAGGAACTAACTTACAACATTCACAGGATAGTTATCCACCACATAATGTTGTATATGATAAAGACGAAGACGGAGAAGAATCTTATATCGTTGAACTTGCATTAGCAGGTTACAAAGAAGAAGATATTAAGATTAAAGTTCAAGATGACCAATTATCTATTGAAGGTACTGGTGGTCAAGATGAAAGAAAGTATCAAGCAAAAGGAATCGCTCAACGTAAATTCAAA